ATAGTGTTATAACTTATAATTCATCAACTGGACAATTATTTTACACATCATCAACAGCATTTGGTGGTGGAGGTGGAAATACTCCTCCTGGTGGTATAGATACTGAAATTCAATATAATAATGCTGGTGGATTTGATGGTGATTCATCATTTACTTTTAAATATAATCAACAAAGTTTACAGCAAGGAGCAAATACATCAGCTACAGGTAAATACTCTCATGCTGAAGGAGCTAATACATCCGCTACAGCTACTGGATCTCACGCAGAAGGATCTACTACTTTTGCAACAGGAGATTATTCACATGCTGAAGGTAATAATACAAGAGCTCAAGGATTTTCATCACATGCAGAAGGTATATACACACTCGCGTTATCTCCATATTCACATGCCGAAGGAAATGCTACTACTTCCTCAGCTCAATACTCACACACTGAAGGTAACAACACTATATCATTAGGAGAATACCAACATGTACAAGGTCAATATAATATCACTTCAACAATACCTGGAGCATTTATTATAGGTAATGGGACCTCAAACTCTAATAGAAGAAATTTAGTCATTACCTCAGGATCAGAGTTTCAAATTACTGGTTCATTAAAAACAACTGGCTCAGTTTATTTATTAGGTTTAAATAGTAATAATTTAGCTAATAATGTTGTAACTATTAATCCAAGCACAGGACAATTATATATAACATCTTCAACAGCTTTTAGTAGTGGAGGAGGTAGTACACCAGGTGGATCACCTTTAGGATCTATTCAATATAATAATCTTGGTACGTTTGGAGGAAATTCTAACTTTATATATGATTATAATAAAAATACTTTAAAACAAGGATTTATTAGCGCCGTAAGTCAGGGCGATTATGCTCATGCTGAGGGTCAATATACTATAGCTAATGGTAATTTTTCACACGCCGAAGGAGCAGCTACAATAGCTGGAGAATTATATGCTCATGCTGAGGGTACAAATACTATAGCTAGCGGTCAAGGTTCACATGCTGAAGGATGGACTACAATTGCGGATGGTTTATCTTCACACGCTGAAGGATATTATAGCCAAACAACAATAGAATATTCACACGCTGAAGGAGCATATACAACAGCATCAGGATACGCTTCACATACTGAAGGTTATAAAACACAAACCACAGGTCATTACTCACATGCTGAGGGAGGATTTTCATTTGCTGATGATTATTATGCTCATGCTGAAGGATATAGTACTTACGCTAATGGAGATGGAGCACACGCTGAAGGTTGGTTCTGTAGAACTAACTCAACAGGTTCACACGCTGAAGGATTATTAACAACAGCTTCAATGAATTTTTCTCATGCAGAAGGAATGGGTACTAGAACATTAGGATCAGGATCACATGCAGAAGGATTTTTAACATTAGCCTCAGGATACGCGGCTCACTCAGAAGGATATAATACAACAGCCTCAGGATATGCTTCACATGCTGGAGGTTATGGTACAATAGCATCTGGAACAGGTCAAACAGTAGTAGGTCAATTTAATGTTTCAAATACAAGTGATGTATTTACTGTAGGAGGAGGAGCTAATAATGCTTCAAGAAAAAATGTATTATCTGTAACAACATCTAGTGTCACTATAAATAATATCTTAACACTTACACCGCAAGCCTCTTTACCTACAGGTGTCCCAGCTGGAACATTTATAGTATTTAATTCAACACCACCTAAACCTTATTTTTATGATGGTGTTAATTGGAACCCATTATATTAAACAAATTATAACAAATAAAAATTTATGGAAAAAAAAGTTTTAACACAAGAAGAAATTACTCAATTGAAAAATGTTAGAGAAAGAAGAATTCAATTAGTAGAAAGTTTTGGAATTTTAGAATCAAGACTTCAAGAAATTAATTTACAAAAAGAAAATCTTAAAGATGAACTTAAAAAATTAATCCAAGAAGAAACTGATCTAGGAAGAAATCTTCAACAAAAATATGGTGATGGATCTATTGATCTAGATAAAGGAGAGTTTATATCTAACTAATATTTTTAACAAGTTTCACCATATTTATAACAAAATAAAATAAAAATAATATACAACAATGGTAGAAACACTAATATCCCCAGGTGTCTTAGCAAGAGAGAACGATTCATCTTTTGTAAGTAGAAGACCAGTCCAAGTTGGAGCAGCAATTATTGGTCCCACAGTTAAAGGCCCAGTTGAAGTTCCAACTGTAGTTACAACATATAATGAATATGTTAATAAATTTGGTACTACTTTAATAAGTGGTAGTTCAACAAATCAAAAAACATATACTTATTTAACTTCAATAGCAGCATATAATTATTTTGTTAACGGAGGAACTTCATTATTAGTATCAAGAGTAGTATCAGGATCATATTTACCTGCTTCAAGCTCAGCAATTAATAATGGTGTACCTTCAGTACCAGGTAATAACGCTAGTGCTTTAGTTTCATTTAATGGATCAGTAACTGGATCAGCTTATCAAGGATTTGTTATAACAGTAGGTAGTGATCAATATTGGTTCGCTGGATACGGTGGAACTACATTCTATGATACAACTGCTCCTTTAACACCTTTCTGTTATTTTGGTACTGGATCTAATTGGGTGGCCTCAGCTTCAATTGCTATCAATAACTTCCCAGGATTATCTAGTTTAGTTAACGCAACAAGTGCAGGAAGTGATTTAATAATAACTGGATCAAATGGAAATACAAGTTTAAATGGAGCAACAATTTCTTATACTGACTTTATTGGTGATAATGCTCCTACTTTAGCAGCTACAATGGCTGGTGCTACTGTGAGTGTAACTTCAACAGCATTTGTTCTAGAAACATTCTCAGAAGGTGTTATTATGAATAGTGTTAGTGCTGAAACAACTAATAATGTATTATTAAGTGGTTCAAAAGATAATATTAGATGGCAAGTTTTAAATGCTAATACATCATCTGGAACATTTGATTTATTAATTAGAAGAGGTAATGATAATATTCTTCAACCTGTAGCTTTAGAAACTTGGACTAACTTAACTTTAGATCCTAATTCTAGTAATTATATTTCTAGAGTAATTGGAGATATGAATGAAGATTATGACCCAGTAAATAACCAAATTGCTTATACTGGAACATATGTTAATAGATCAAATTATGTTAGAGTAAAACAAGTAAATTATACTACACCTAACTATTTAAATAGTAACGGACAAATTTCAGATGCTAACTATACAGATTATATCCCAACAAATGCTAGTGGTACTTTTGGTGGTGCAACAGGAGATATAGCTGGTGGAGCTAATTTTTACGAAAATATTGATAGTAATAATACTCAAGGTGTAGAAGGATCAGATTATGATAACATGATTTCTTTATTAGCAAATAAAGATGACTATCAATTTAATATATTATTAACACCAGGTTTATATGATGGTGATTATGCTCAACAAATATCTACTATTATTACAAATACTCAAGATAGAGGAGATAACATCTATGTGCTTGACCCAGTAGCTTATGGTGCATCAGTATCAAATGTAGTAACATCTGCTGCTTCTCGTAATACATCATACGCAGCTGAATACTGGCCTTGGTTACAAATTATTGAACCTTCAACAGGTGAATTAGTTTGGGTACCAGCTTCAACAATGATTGGTGGAGTATACGCTTATAATGACTCAGTAGCTGAACCATGGTTCGCACCAGCAGGTATTAACAGAGGTGGTTTATCTACAGTAGTGAGAGCAGAACAACGTTTATCTCAAGGTCAACGTAATACATTATACTCAGCTAAAGTAAATCCAATCGCTACGTTCCCAGGAACAGGAGTAGTAGTATATGGTCAGAAAACATTACAATCAGCAGCATCAGCACTTGATCGTGTAAATGTAAGACGTTTATTGATTGCTCTTAAATCATATATTACTCAAGTTGCTAATAATTTAGTATTTGAACAAAATACAGTAGCTACAAGAAATAATTTCTTAGCTCAAGTTAACCCGTATTTAACAAGTGTTCAACAACGTCAAGGATTATACGCGTTTAAAGTAATTATGGATGATTCAAATAATACGCCTGATGTAATTGATCGTAATGAGTTAGTTGGCCAAATTTATTTACAACCAACTAAGACAGCTGAATTTATCTATCTAGACTTCAACATCACTCCAACTGGTGCATCATTCCCAGCGTAATTCTTTAAAACATAGATATTTATAACAAACATAAAAATATAAAATAAAATGGCAGTATTAGATCCAAACGAAATATTTTTCACAGCATTTGAACCTAAAGTTAAAAATCGCTTTATAATGTATGTAGATGGAATCCCATCATATGTTATTAAAAAAATTGGCGCGGTTAGCGTTGAAATGAATGAAATTAAATTAAATCATATCAACGTTTATCGTAAAATTAAAGGAAGAGCAGAATGGAAAGACCTTGAAATGACATTGTTCGATCCAATCACACCTTCAGGTGCTCAAGCAGTAATGGAGTGGGTACGTTTACATCATGAATCAGTAACAGGTCGTGACGGTTACTCAGATTTTTATAAAAAAGACGTAACAATTAATGTACTAGGCCCAGTAGGTGATATCGTATCAGAATGGATTATCAAAGGTGCATTTATTAAAACAGCTAACTTCGGTGATTACAGTTGGGATGAAGATGCAGCAGCACAAGAATTACAAGTAACATTAGGAATGGATTATTGTATCTTGAACTTTTAATTAATAAAAATAAATTTAAAGAAAGCTCACCTAAATTTGGTGAGCTTCTTTATTTTTCATATATTTATATCTGAATATAAAGTTATTAAATAAAAGCTATGAGTCAAGAAACTTACAATTTTCCAACAGAAGAAATCGAATTACCATCAAAAGGTTTAGTATATCCTGAAGATAATCCTTTATCAAGTGGTAAAGTTACTATGAAATATATGACCGCTAAGGAAGAAGATATTTTAACTAATCAGTCCTATATTACAAAAGGTATTGTTTTAGATAAATTATTACAATCACTTATTGTATCTAAAGTTAACTACAATGATTTAATTGTAGGTGATAAAAATGCTTTAATGGTTGCTGCTCGTGTTTTAGGTTATGGTAAAGATTATACATTTGATTATAATGGACAAGAATACACAGTTGATTTAAGTCAAATTGATAATAAACCATTTGATATTTCTAATAAAGGTGTTAACGAATTCAGTTATACTTTAACGTCAACGGGCGTTAACATTACTTATAAAATCCTAACTCACGGTGATGAACAAAAGATACAAGCTGAATTAGAAGGTCTTAAAAAAATTAATAGAAACAATTCTCCCGAACTCTCAACACGTTTGAAATATATGATTACATCAATAAATGGAGAACGAGACCCTAAAACAATACGGGAGTTTGTAGATAATCAACTCTTAGCCCGGGACTCACGTGAATTAAGAAAACATATTAAAGAAACTCAGCCAGATGTAGATCTAACTTTTTTTCCCGACGGAAATACCGATAGAGTTGATATCCCAGTTGGACTTAAGTTTTTTTGGCCTGACATCTGAGATAGCCGTTCAATACCGCGTTAATTTATTTACTCAAATTCATGAAATAGTATTTCATGGAAAAGGAGGTTATGATTGGGAAACTATCTATAATATGCCTAGATGGTTAAGACAATTTACTTTTAATAAAATAAACGATTTTTATAAAAAAGAAGCAGAAGAATATGAAAAATCTTCTAATGCCAATTCAAATTCTTCTACATTAATAGACTCATCTGGTAATGTGAATAAAAGTGCTTGGCAAAGTGTTAATCCTGGCCCTAAAGTTAACCCAGGCTCTAAAGTCAAATATAAATAAAAGTTATATTTTTTAATATTTATAACATATTAACAATTTATAAATGGCTGATAATTCATTAAATAGTAGAGAAATAGCTGAGTTAAAACGTCTTGTAAAAGCTTTAAAAGAAGACATTGATAGTGTTAGTCTTGATAGATTAATTCAATCTGGAAGTGGAGCTAGATCTCTTTTAGAAAGACTTAGAAATGAGTTTGATGAATTAAATGATGATATAAGTATAGCGGCTAGTAATTTTAGTAAAATGGTTGATGCTGCTAGTAAAATAGTTAAGCCAACTAATGAAGTTAATAAAGCTTTTAATAGTTTAAATAGTATAGCTAGTAAAATACAAGCTCATCAAAAAGGAATTTCTGAACTTACTGAGGATGAATTAGAACAACTTCAAAAACAAGCCAAATACGATAAAGATAGATTAACATCATCTGCTAAAATATTAAAAGATAAAAAATCTGAAATTGAGCAAAGTCTTCAAGCTAATATTCAAGAAGGAAATTATTTAGTAAATAAAAGAAATTTAACAGAGGAGGAACTTCAACGATTACAACAGATTTATAATCAAAATGATCAATATGAATCTCAATTAAAAAATATTGATTCAACTTTATCATCTATAAATAGAACTATAACAGTCCAAGGTAATGGTTATGGTAAATTATTAAATCTTTTACAACAAGAAAAAGATGAAGTTAATAAAATTAATACTTTACTAGGATTATCAAGTAATATTGTTGAAGGTGTAAACGCAGCTTTTAATAAATTAGGATTTAGTGCTTTAGCTAGTAATTTAGGAATTACTGAGGCTAAAAATGAAATGGAAAATACTGCTAAGTCAATAGCTTTAGCAGGAGGAAATGTTAATTCTTTAAGTAATAAATTTAAAGTTTTAAACGCTGGTATTTCATCAATGGGAGCCTCTCTTAAAACAAATCTTACAAATCCTCTTAATATTGCTATATTTTTAGGTGAACAATTAGCAGAAGCATTAAAAATATCAGATACTGCTACTGGTGATTTAGCTAAACAATTTGATCTAACTTACCAAGGTGCGGCTAATGTTAGAAATGAATTAAATGATATAGCTAATTTTTCTAATGATGCAGCTGTAACTACTAAAGGTTTACAAGAATCAATGGTTGCTATAGGTCAATCATTAGGTACTAATGCTATGTTAAATCAAAAAGATTTAGTCTTTATGACTAAAATGAGAGAACAAGCAGGATATACTAATGAAGAGTTAGTAGGTATTGGAAGAGTAACTTTAGCCACAGGTGGTACTTTAGAAAAAAATTCTAAAACATTCTTAGGCACAGTAGCTAGATTAAATGCTCAAAATAAATTATCAATAAATGCTAAACAATTATTTAAAGAAGTAGCTAATGTTTCTGATGCTATTAAATTATCTGTTGGTGGTACAACAGAAAAATTAGCAGAAGCAGCATTTAAAGCCAGACAGTTTGGTATTAATTTAGAACAAGCAGATCGTATATCAGAAAGTTTACTTAATTTTGAATCATCAATAGCAAACGAATTATCAGCTGAATTACTTACTGGTAAAGATTTAAATTTTGAAAGAGCTAGATTATTAGCAATTAATGGTGATATAGCGGGTGCCTCAGCTGAAATATTAAAACAAGTAGGTGGTACAGCTGAATTTACTAAAATGAATCGTATCCAACAAGAAGCAATTGCTAAATCTGTTGGTATGACTAGAGATGATTTAGCTAAATCTTTAGTTGATAGAGAAGCAGCTGCTAAATTAGGTGCTAAAGAAGGTCAAGCTGCTCAAGATAGATATAATGAATTAGTTAAACAATATGGTGTTGAAAAAGCAAATGCTATGTTGGGGGATGAAGCATTACAAAACCAATTTCAACAACAATCAATACAAGATAGATTTAATCAATCTGTTGAAAAATTAAAAGATATATTTGTAGCTATAGCCGAACCTATTTTACAAATAGTTTCTCCATTTGTAGATTTAATTACTACTGTTCTTCCTACAATAAATTTATTATTAGCTCCATTTTTAGCTACTATAAAGCTTATTGGTAGATATGCTAATCAAATTGTAGGCGCTTTCCTTATATACAAAGGTATACAAATGGCTTCAAATGTACTTGAAGCTGGTAAAACTGCTCAATTAGCATTACAAGGTAATGCTTTAGCAATGCAAAATATTATGTTAGAAAAAAGCATTGTTAAAAAAGGTATGTATCATGCTATAGCTTTAAGAGAAGCATATACTGAACAAGGTATAGCGGGTGTAAAAGCATACGCCTCTACCTTAGATGAAAAAAGTTTAGCTAGAAAAGTAATAATAAGTACATTAACAGCTAAAGAGTATATTCAACAAAAAGCAATAGCTGGATTTGAGCTTCTAAAAGTAGGATATCAAAGAGCGGCAGTTGGTATTAAAAGATTAGCATCAGCAATTGAAAAAGGTAATCTATTAAAAAGTATTGGATCTGCAATGATGGGAGTAATTCAATCTTTATCATCAATCCCAGTTGTAGGTTGGGCTTTAGGTTTGACAGCAGCAGCAGGAGTAGCAGCATTAGGTTATAAATTTATGACTGGAGATGACGTTATGTCCGAAGGTGGATATGGTAATAGAACATTATTAACACCTAAAGGTTCAATTGCCTTAAATAATAATGACACAGTTATAGCAGGTACTAATTTAGGAGGTAAAGGAAAATCATCTCCTCCACAACAAGATAACTCAGCTCTATTAAATGAAATGAAAGCAATGCGTCAAGAACAAGCTCGTGCTAATTCAAAACCAACTATAGTAGAAAATAGTATGAATGGTACTAAATTTGGAACATCAGTTGCTATGAATACTTATAAAATTCAATAGTTTATCATATTTATAATAAAAATATAAATTATGGGACTTAAAGACTTACTTGCTAATCAAGGCTCACCACTTTCATACGGAAATGGTTCAACCCCAGCCGTTAATCCTCTAGCTACTCAACAATCAAAAATGCATGCTGTTGGTAATGCCCCAGGATATTCATTAAATGGAACTGATTATATGGATGTTAATATGGCTTTTCAAGCATATAATGATGGAGTAGGAAATATTCTACCTATGCCTTCCCAATTAGATCTTAATGGAACTACACCTCCACAATATGTAAATAATCTACCTGGATAATTATGGGGTTAATAAACCTTAGGACTAATTTAAAAGACCTAAAGTTTGGACAGGATAGAATTCATGGAGGAAGTAGTAATCAACCTTATATTCAAACTTCAATTCCTGGAACAACTGAAGGAGCCGGAAGTCCTCTAAATTACGATTTTGTACTTAGGGGAGGATTAAATACTGTAAGAGATTCAGTTACAGATATTAGACGTTTAGGTAAATGGTTTTTTGATTTAAAAACTCCTAGTGGTTTACTTTTTATAGCCAAACAAAATTTATTATCTAGAACAGCTGTTCCTACACAAGCTAGTGTTGGAGTTTCATATGGAACTTCACCTACAGCAGATTGGAAAAAAGCAGGTTTAAACGAAGGTATATACACACCTATTAGCACTTTAATCCAAGCTGGAGGTAATGCTTTTGGTGTGCATGTTAATAAACAAGGTTTAAATCCTTTTGATGGGATAGGAACCTTAACAAAATATTTAGATGTTGTTAATCCTATTTTAGGAAATGAACTCTCAATAAAAAATAATCTAGATAAAAATAGATTAGTTGAATTATATAATTCTCATCAAAATCCTAATTCACCAAACTACTCAGCTAATGCTATTAATGTATTATCCTACTCAGGAGGTCCTGGATCTATTTTAGGTATAGGACAAACTAATATTAAGTTTGCTGATCAAAGAACAAATGAAACAGCTCAAGGTAATTATGGTGTAAATTATTTAGTAGGAAATAAAGATGGTAATGGATCTATAGGTAGTGAAACAGATAGATCAGATATTACTTTAAATTATAGAAACGCATTAGGATTATCTAGATTAAATGTTACTAGTACGGGTAAAATTGTACCTGAAGTATTAGGTTCTCCTTTTCTTATTGATAGTATTAGTGGTTTTATAAGCTTATCAAATGTTAAATTTACTGGATTAGTAGATGCTCCTACAGGTGTAGGTACAAGCGTATCCCAAAATGATACACTTGTTAACAACATATATTATATAGGTCAAAATTCAAATAGACTTATTAATAATGTAAATCCTAATTGGAAAACATATTTAATAGGAAATCCAAACGGTAATGGAGCAAAACAAAGCTCTACAAAATTAAGTGATTTAAATTATAGAAATGCTTTAGGTTTATCTAAAATTGATTTTTTCGCCACTAAAAAAGGATCAAATTTTATAAAAGGTCGATCTCTTTCTACACCTATATATAGTGGATTAAATATTAGTGGTAGTGGAAATGGTTCATCTGTTACTCAAAATTTTAATGGTATATATTATGTAGGAGCAGATTCAAATCAAATTATAGATAATGTTGTTCCTAATCCTAAAACATATTTAGCAACCGGAGGAACTCAACAAGTAAATCTAGATTATAAAAATGCTTTAGGTTTATCAAATTTAAATCTTACAGGTTTAGGTTCAAGTTATATTACAACTCCTTTAAATCAATCTCAAACTACAGGTTTAATAATCACCGGAAGTGGTAATGGTATTAATGTAGCTCAAAATTACCCTGGTGTTTATTATGTAGGTCAAAATTCAAATAGACTTATCAATAATATTATTTCTGGTAGTACATTATTAACTTACCAGAATAATCCATTAACAGGCCCTACCCCATCAGGAACTGGATTTGGTATTTCTGGAGGCGTAGTTAGTTCAACTGATACTTCTTTATCATATGATCAAACACAAATTAGTGATGTTCAATCAACTTTAATAGCGGATAGAACAGTTCAAGATTTTAGAGCGGTTTTAAGAAACTCATTACTAGCTACATCAACTGCTGTTTCTGATGGATTAACACCTTTCGCCCCAGATTATACTACTCAAAATATTGAACAAAGAGTAAAATTAGGATATCCAGGAGCAAAAGGTAGAAATTTATCAAGGTATTCTCAAGGATGGAATGGTTCAGGAGCCTCATCTCCAACTTCTTATGACGCGATTAATGCCTCAGAAGTTGAATTTGCATCAAATGCTGGAATAAATAGTCATCCTGATTTAATTAATTTTAAAATAGAAATTTTAAATAATGATAGTCCTCAGCAAAGATGGCAATTATATTTTAGAGCATTTTTAGATAATATATCTGACTCATATAATGCACAATGGGATACTACAAGATATATAGGAAGAGGTGAAGACTTCTACAACTATACTGGGTTTACTAGAAAAGTTTCATTATCGTGGACTGTAGCTGCTCAATCTAAAGCAGAACTAATGCCTATGTATAGAAGATTAAATTGGTTAGCCTCAACTGTTACTCCTGATTATTCACCAGCTGGTGGATATATGAGAGGCAATATAGCTACTTTAACTGTTGGAGATTATTTTAAAGGACAATACGGTATAATAACTGGTTTTACATTTGAAATGAATGGAGAGAATGATACATGGGAAATAGCTATTGATGAAAATGGAAATACAGATGCTTCTGTAGCTCAATTACCTCATATAGTTAAAGTTAAAAGCTTTGAATTCATTCCTATTCATAACTTTGTACCAAGACGTTATAATGGTGTTGAAAATTATATTAACGCCATTGAACCATATCCAATACCTGGAGGAACAGTAAATCCTAGTCCTAGTCCTAATCCTAGCCCTGTACCAACTCCAACTCCAACTCCCGCTCCCGCTCCAACTCCCGCACCTCCAGTAATAGGAGGAGGTGGTGGTAGCGGGGCTGGTACAAATCTTCTTATACTTCAATCATCAGCTAATAATTCTCCTACAACAACAAACTTTACTGGTTTTGGTGGTGGTAGTTCTGGAGGAGGCGGTGCTGGTGGAGGTTGGTAAAATTAAAATTATATATAAATGAATAGATATCAAGATGTACCTTTAATAAGATTAAGAGGAAAACAGTGCTATGCTACAACAAAATATCCTGAGGTTCCTTTAAGTGAAAATGATCTGTATGTCTACACAGTTCAATTTGATAGATTTGATACATTAGCATATCAATATTATAATGATCAATCTCTTTGGTGGATAATATCTATAGCAAATACAGCAGTAGCAGGTACATCATTACCCTCAGATTTACCTCAAGATTCACTACTGATACCTAAAGGTTCCCAAATCAGAATACCAGCTAACTATCCTGGTGTTCTTAATACTTTTAAATTAATAAATAAACTATAATAAAATGAATATTGTAGGAGAAGGTTTTCATAAAAATATCAATGATCAAGTCAAACAAAGACAAAAAATCTATGGATCCGGTTATGATCAAAACTTTAGAACCCCAGAACAACTAACATATTTAAACGCTAATTCATCTTGGTGTAGACTAGTATCAGGAACTAATGTCGCAAATATAAATGTATTAAATAATCCTGCTGTAAAATATATAGGTCTTACTGGAAATGAATTAGCTAGACGATTTGTATTATTTAATGGATCATCACATTATCCACTTAATTCTCCTATTTTTAGAAGTGGAGTAAATATGGATAATAATTTTTTAGGAACTAATTCTACTTTATCTCAACAAAACACTATTGTTGCTACTAAATTAAATCAATCAGCTTATGGTATTGGAGGAAATGAATTTGGTTTAAATCCAATGCCTGGGATTCAATCAGTAAGTGTTACTCATGAAAATAGAGGATCATTAAGACAAGCAGCAATAAAAATTAAAGCATTTAATAAAGTACAATTAGAAATACTTGATGTTTTATATCTACGTTTAGGATACTCAGTACTATTAGAATGGGGACATTCTATGTATTATGATAATAATGGAATTCTTAAAACTAATGAAAACAATTCTTTAGTCGATGATTTCTTATCAGGTAATTATACTTATGATGCTTTTCTTAGTAAAATAAAAGAAATGCAATTGCAAACATTTGGAAATTATGATGCTATGTTTGCTAAAGTTAAAAATTTCCATTGGTCATTTAATAAAGATGGTAGTTATGATATTGATTTAGACTTAATAAGTAGTGGTGATGTTATTGAATCTTTAAAAGCAAATGCTATAATAGAAGATCCTTTATCAACAGAAGCTATAACTAAAGATGAAACAGATCAACCAGACCCAGAAGATGAAGGTGAAGTAATTGATTTTCATTCCAAATCAAGTTCTATAGGTCAATTTATGTATTTTATAAAATACCAATTAGACTCAGGAGATTATTCAAAAGAAGGAACTAGTAACTATCCAGACTCAGATTCAACAGATGATAATAAAATATTTTCATTTTATGATATGGCATCTGGGGAATCTTCAAATAACAGTGCTGCTTCATCTGCTAATAATAATATTAATTCATCTGCTAATCAAGCAGTAAATGCAACTGCAACAGCCACTGTAAATGCTTTAGAATCAGCTAAAGTAAACAATCCTCAAAATATTCTTACATCATGGTGGAATGCTGGGATTGAATATATTCAAGAAGGAGTAGAAGCAGTAGCAGATGTTGCTAACGCTGTTGTTGATGTTGGTGAAACAGTTGTCCAAACAGTAGAAAATGTTGGTACAGCAATATCTAATTATTTTTATCCACCTCCAATAAATCTTGATCCATCTTTATTTGCTATATATGATTGTCAAGGAAATCAATTACGTGTAGTTGATGGATATTGTATTCCTTGGGATGATAAAGATGGTAATGATGAAATATATTATGTTAGATTTGGTACATTTTTAGCTTATTTACAAAATTATGTTATACCTAAATGTAAAGCAAAAAATCTACCTGATAATTTAACACCTATATTAAAAATTGATTATGATCAAGGTACTAATCTAATGTATGCTCATAGATGGCAAGTAGGAATAGATCCTAGAATTTGTATTGTAAGTAGACAAGTAACATTATTAGAAGGAATAATTTGGGAAACATGGCAAAAATTTGGTTTTGCCCCAGAAGGTACTCCATTTATTAATTCTGATTTTACAATTGATGATATTACAATTAATGGTACTAGAGTTAAATCCGTAGCAGATACATCATCAGGTGGTCAATTATCTATTGTTGATGATACAAGTGATATAGGTACTGAAACTCAAAATGAAATAGCTGAGTATGGTAATATAATGAATATTTATATTAATTGTACTTTTGTTTTAAATAAATTAGATGAATTAAGAGATGATAAAGGAAATGTTTCAATATTTGATCTTTTAAAAGCTATATGTGATGGAATAAATGAAGGTCTAGGGGGATTAAATGCTTTAGAACCAGTAATTAATGAAGAAACTAACACTGTAAAATTTATAGATGCTAATCCTTTACCTAATAAAGACCAAGTAATAGCTAAACTTAATTCAAAATGCAATTATAATATTTCTACAGAATCTACTCCATTTGAATTATATGGTTATGTTTATGATGGAGTCGAGCCTTCAAATTCATTTATTAAAGATTTTGATTTTAAAACTGAAATTACTCCTGAATATGCTACTATGATAACTGTTGGCGCAGCAGCTAATGGAGCTGTAGTAGGTGCAAATTCGACCGCTTTATCTAAATTAAATATAGGTTTAGAAGATAGATTTAAAACAGAAGTATTAGATACATTTAATGCTAAAAACTCAGCTGTTACCGCTTCAAATGAATTAGAAGCTCTTAAAATAAGGTATGAAAAAACAATTATAGATTATTTTGATTTTTTACAAGATATGTCACCTGATGGAAGTTGGGATGAAGAACCAAAACTTCATGCTGAGGATATCAATGCATATAAAACTACCTTAAAAAATATAGTTGATGTTGAAGAGCAAATTAGAAACAAAATATATGCAAAAAAACTTTTAGATGAAGGAATAAACCCCTCAGATCCAACTTTATCACCTGGAACCGGGTTTATACCCTTTAATTTATCAGTTACAATAGATGGTATGTCGGGTATGAAAATTTATCAAAAATTCAATGTTGATACTAAATTTTTACCTTCAAATTATCCTACATTTTCTGAGTTTTTAATTAAAGGTATAACTCATGAAATTCAAAATAATAAATGGAGTACTAAATTAGAATCATTTATGGTTTCTAAAGGAAAATTTGCAGCAGAAGTAATTCAAGCATCTGAACGCCAATCAACATCAGAAGGATCTTCAGATGCACCTTCAACCCCAGCTAATATTCAAACTAATAATAATATAAATAAACCTGTTAAAGGAGGTAAAACATGGACTAGTTTATCTGATTCTCAAAAGAAAAATGCTATTTACCTTTATAATACTCTTATTAGTTATGGATTTACAGATATTGAGTCTAGAGCAATTTTAGGTATAGTATCAAAAGAATCTGGATTTGCTCCTAGAAATGAAGTTTCATATAAAAATACATCAGCAAAAAGGATTAAACAGGTATTTCCAAGCAAATTTAAAAGTAAAACAGATGCTGAAGTTGATAGAATTAAACAAGATGATAAAACATTTTGGAATACAGTTTATGGAAATAAATATGGAAACGGACCTGATGATGGTTGGAGATATTTAGGTAGAGGTTTTAATGGTTTAACATTTAAAGGTATATATCAAGAATATCAAAAACTTTATACAAACGCAGGATCAAAAGCAGGAAATGTAAATATAGTAACTAATCCAGATTCTTTAAATGCTATTGATAATGGTATATATAAAATAGCTTCTCATTTCTGTGCTCTTTATTTTCAAGATGGAAAACGAAAACATTTTAAAAATGCCACTACTAATAATTTAGACACAGCAATATGGAATTTTATGAGAGCAAATGCTGGATGGGGTTCTTCAACAAATGGTGCTATTTTCCAAGAAGGATTAGCCAAAGCTAAAAAATTCGTAGCTAGTCTCCCAGATAAAATAAGCTAAAAAATATAATATGTATTATCCTAAATCCCAAATAACTACAAATTTATATACTAATGGTGGAGAATTTATATATGTTAAAAGTAAACTCTCTTATACAGGATATTACTTTGCAGTTTCCTCAGGAAAATATTACACAGGTAAAAATCCATCTGATAGACCTAATGAAGAATTAAGATTTATTAATATTAAAGATACTCCTATTAATCCGGACTATCCTAATGATGTTTCTACTTCAATCCTTGTAATAGATCCTATATATAGTTATTTAAAAAATAATATAGATCTTAATCTTCCAATTTTTATTCCAATGTATTCACCTTCTGTACCAACAGAAAATGATTATCAAACTGGAGAATATCGTAGATATTTTTGTAAAAAAGTAAATGAAATAATATATATTGAAATAAATAAAAATACATATGATAAATTAAAAGCTAGAGATAAAGGAATAGCTTGGGATCAATATCTTTATTTTAATATTCCTTGGCAATTAACTGGTGATAAAGAAAAAGTTTTTATAACAAATAAAAATATAGTATTATTAACTATGAAAAATCAAAAATTACCAATGTTTGATAAATATCTTAAAGAAGATTATGTAAAATATTATAAATATACGGCTTAGGACCCGTTATAGCTTCGGCTATAGAGCACTTCGAATTCGCTACTTGAAGTGCTCTTTTTTTTAAAAAAATTTGGGCTACCAAAATATTTTTATTATTATTAAATAAATAAAGGTTATGTTTTACATAGTAGAGACCCCCGAACAATTAGAAGAGTTTTTTAATATAGGACACGACAAAGTGTTTATTGAACCTATATTGTATAATGATCGTGTTCATCCTGCTTTAAATCACGTATCTTTACTTTATATTAAACCATTAGTAAACGATAAAGGATACATACTATGCCTTAATCATAATGAGGCATTAAAATTAAATAAAACGCCTATAACGAATTTACTTGCGTCATTTAAGGAGATATATGTTCGTGATAGAAAGTCGTTTATATATTTTTTTCCGTTGAAAAATACGATAGATATTTCATTCTATGCGCCTGAATATGTAGAACCCACTACACCAACTCATGAAACATTTTATCAAAATCATGGTCATAGAGATAATGTAAATACAATTATCCCATTAACTAAACATTATGAAAAATGTGAATTAATTTTTGATAAAGTAAAAGATTATTTTAAAACAGATAATGCTAAATTTAACAATAAAGCAACTAGTGTATTCTTTGCAATTGAAAGAAACGGTATTAAATTAAATAAACAACAATTTGACAAACATTTCGAATTAAATCATGAACACTTTAGCATACAAGATGATACAATCTATACCCAGTACAATTTATATACTACAACTGGAAGGCCTTCCAATAGTTTTAATGGTATCAATTTTGCTGCCCTAGCTAAGGAAAATGGCTGTAGAAAATCATTTATACCTAATAACAATAGATTTATTGAAATAGATATAAACGCTTATCATCCAACATTAGCAGCGCAATTAATTGACTATGATTTTGGAGATGAAACACCTTATGAATATTTTGCTCGAGAAGCAGAAATTGAGGTGAATGAAGCTAAAATATTAATGTTTAGACAGTTATATGGAGGTGTTTATAATGAATACAAATATATAGACTTTTTTCAATTAATTGAAGAACATGTAAATAAGTTATGGAAAGAATATACAACACATGGTTTCATATCTTGCCCTATCTCAGGGCATATGTTGACAAACGATATAAAAGATATCAATCCACAAAAACTATTTAACTATACGCTACAAAACTTGGAAACATCAACTAATGTTTGTATCGTATGGGACATTATCAAATTATTAAAAAATAAAAAAACAAAAATAGTATTATACACTTATGATTCTATTTTACTAGATTATCATGATGACGATGATATTTTAGATCAAATAAAAGAAGTATTTAAAAAATATAATTTAAGAACTAAAACAACAAAAGGCTTAAATTACGACAAAATGGCATAATTTAAAATAAATTGTTTGGGACTTTTATATATTTATAATAAAATGAAAGAATGTTT